ATGCGAACCACCCTGGGCAAGGCCTTGGAGCAATACGAAAGGGAGATTTCTGAGCACAAGAAGGGGGCCAGCCAGGAAAGGGGGCGAATCAGGAGATGGCTGGCGCATCCCCTGGCAGCGAAAGGGCTTGGAGAAATTACTCCGTCTGATCTTGCCGAGTATCGCGACTCTCGACTGAAGGATGGGGCTTCATCGTCTACCGTTCGGCTAGATCTGGCGATCATCAGCCACCTCTATACCATTGCGACAAAGGAGTGGAGGCTTGAAGGCCTGACGAATCCCTGCAAGAACTTGCGTATGCCAAAGGGGAGCAGGGCGCGTGAGCGGCGACCAACAACCCTAGAGCTGCGGAAGATTTATGCTGAAGCGGCCAAGCTTCACCCTGAACTCCCGGTGATTATCGAACTGGCAGCCGACACAGCTATGCGCCGGTCTGAGCTTCTGCTGTTACGCCGAGAGCAGATCCGCGACAAGGTTGCGGTACTGGAGGACACGAAGAACGGTGAGCGTCGTATGGTGCCGCTCTCGAGCAGGGCTCGCGAGTTGCTGAAGTCCCTGCCTGCGCGAATCGACGGCAAGGTGTTCAGCCTTGCGCCAAACACAGTCAGCAACTACTTCCCCAAGGCTTGCGAGGCCGCCGGTGTCAGCGGCCTTACCTTCCACGACCTGCGCCATGAGGCCACATCTCGGCTGTTCGAGCGCGGCTTTTCCATGATGGAGGTCGCCGCGATCACCGGGCACAAGACATTGGTCATGCTCAAACGCTACACGCATCTATCTCCCCACGCCTTGGCCGACAAACTCGGCTAGGCCCTCTTCAGCAGGCGAGGCGGTTCTTTCCGTGGCCTGCCCACCTTCGGAGCCTTGTGCTCTCCCGCCTCGTACTCACGCAGGAACTTGCGCACCGTTTCCAGCCTCCAGCACACTCTGATCCCCTGCTTGAAGTACGGCGGCAGCCAGTCAGGGCGCGCCTGGATTGCGCTGCGGATTGATGATTCAGTTCGCCCGAGCAGCTTGGCAAGCTCTGGCACATGGATGATTTCAGGTTCCATAGGCAATACCTCTCCACCCCAGCTATTGCCGGAGAGGGCATGATGGTAGGATTGGTTGCCCAGCCGGGCGGGCCTCAGGAAGAGGCCCTAGTGGGCTCGGCTGGGCTACTTCGGTTGTTTCTGCTTGTTGCGGCGAGCGATGATCAGTTGCTTGGACGCCGTGGCAACTCCCTTTACAACGTCTTCCGGGAGAAGCGCCTCATTGCAGTGCGGGCAAAGCGGAGCCATCTTCGTGCTGCGCCACGCTTCGTCGATCACCTTGGCCGCACGGCTGCGGATTGCAAACTGCTCTGCCTCATGCAACTCTCGGCGGCGCCTGTTCAAGTCCTTCAGGCCGCCGTCGAATACCTGCACCAGGTGTATGAAGGCATCAAACGGCTCGACCTCCGCTTCACAATCGCTGCACCAGATGCGGCGCTCCTTGTCGTCGTAGACCATCTTCCGGTGACGGCAGGACGAAACGGGGCGGCGGGTAAGTCCACGCGCCACCCTCAAGTCCTCGATCTGGACGACCTTCACGCCGTAGAGGTATTCATGGGGTTCAATGGGTGCGTCGCTCACTCCCCACCTCCCATAGACTTGCCGATCTCGGCGGCGGCACGGAATGCGGAGTCTTCGCCGCCGGCTCCGGATGGATTGGCGATGTACCGCTCCGCCAGCTCCTTCAGCTTGTTGATGTCGGTCATGGCTTGGCTCCTTCCAGAGCTACTTCGATGATCCTTTCGATCTCATCGCAGTGCTCGTAGATGTCATTCGGGTGGCAGCCGTTCTTCAAGCCGCTGACCATGTTCACGAGGTCGCGGGTAAGTGGGCGGAGATTCCCGTCGACCTCGGCTTGAACGGCATGTAGCGCTCCCCGCAGCGCCTCGTTCTCCGCCTTGAGCCTGTCGATCTCGTCCAGCAGGGCGAGGATGGTATTGGGGTTGGCGGCGGAATCGAATAGCTCCCAAGCAGCGGAGATCGGCTCATCCTCATTCTGCTCAATTCGGATCACTTCTTCAGCCAGTCTCCGCAGCTCTGCGTTGTCGATCATAATTATTCCCACCACCTTTTGGGTTTTGGTTTTTCTGCTAGAGCAGTCGCAAGAACAGCTATGAGTCCGATAGCGCCAACTGTGTAGATCGCGGCTCGATCAGTTTTAGACTCCTCTATCCTCGCTTCAAGGGCAGCAAGCTCTGCCCGCTTTTCTGCAATTTGTTTTTCTATTTCTTCATTTCCGCTCATTGCTTCACCTCGATTCCGGCTTCGCGCAGCGCCTTTACAATCTCTGCGCGCTCTCGCTGTTGAGCCTTGACGTCAACGACGCCACGGCCATTGCAAACGTGACACCAGCGCCGCTCTAGGTCATAGCCTCGGCAATAGGGGCATGGTCTAAGCTCAGGCATGATCAGGACTCCTTTGGATGGCCGCACAGCCGGTCGGCTAGCTCCATCTCTGCGTAATAGGCGCTCATGCTTTCGGCGTCGTTGAGGTTCAACGTTCCGTAGACGTGGCGGTTGTAGAATTGCGTAGTGCCGAGGCAAGGCTTCGACAGGTTCAGCGTGTAGCCGCGCTTGTCGGCCAGGAACTTGGCGACCGCAGCGGATCGGCTCATGCCTGCTTGGCAGTGAACGATGATCGACTCGTCGCCGCACTCGTTCACGAAGTCGTGGATCTGCTTGGCGTCAATGTGGCTGAACACTCGAAAGCCATCGCTTCCCACGTATCCGTCTACATCATCAAACTCCAGCCGCAGAACGCGCTTGTGATCGCAGGCAAAGGCGTACCAATCACCCTTGCTGCCGATGCTGATCACGTTGCTCGGCGTCTCGATCCTGCTGGCATCCACTGCGGAGAGGAATGTCACCTCTCGCCTGTTCACTGCTTGCTCCATCTGCTCAACTCCTGTCCTTTCAACTCGGTCTGCTCGTATAGGTTCTGGAAGTCCCCGACTATCCGGAAGATGCCGAAGACGATCAGCGCGATGACAAGCAGCGCGACCAGGGTTTCGTTTTCGTTGTCCACGGTTGGTCCTCCGGGGGGCGGATACGGTTGGGTTCGTTGTTGGGTTATTCGCTCGCCGCTTTGACGATCAGGTGCATGAGCATTTCGCGCAGTTGCTCGCGCTCTAGCACCTGTCCGGTTTTCGCGTACTCGTCGGCTTGGCGCAGGATCGCGTCGATCTCAATCTCGAACATCGGCGAGAGCACGTCTGGCTCGCACTGCTCGAGCAGCAACTGGATTGCGCGGGTCGGATGGGCCATCGTGATCCCGAGCCAGTTGTAGGCCGAGGCAGTGCGGTAGTAGCGAAGGCCGGCGATCTCATGCCGCTGAGGCGGGCGGAAGGGTTTCGTGCGCATATGCAATCCGGGTAGTGGGTAGCCCATTATCCGAATTGCTGTATATGCGTACAGTGGTTGGCGATGGGTGGCTATGACGGCCACGCGGTCATGGGTGTGTCGTATCCAAGCATGAGGGGGTGCTTGGGTTGTCCACAGCTTGTTACTCCGAAGCACATGACTGGCTTTCCAGATCGGATCAGCCAATGAAGGAGCTGGTGAGGTGCGCCCCGCAGATCACGCGGCATTTTTGAGAGGCTCCCCCAGCATGGAACCAGAATGTCGGCGTCTGCGACGATGGCGCGGAAGTGTTCCGTGCTCAGCGGGCCAAACGGATCATCCTGCCTGCGAAGCTCTTTCACGTCAGTGGCGCGGTAGCAGAACACATTGCCGACGATGAACCGGTGACCTCCGTTGCGCAGAGTGAAGCCGCGCCACTTGCGTACCGTTGCATCGTCGATGCTGGCGTCCGCAGTGCTGGGGTTGACCCCAAAATATGCGTACACCTTGCTCCCCTCAAAAGGCGGGCAGCAATCTCGCTCCAGCCGGTACCGATACCGGCCGCATTCACTGATGATTGCTGACATCGTTACCTCCCTCCTGCTCGCTCAGCAGGGCGCGAAGTGGCCTGCCGTGATCGTCGTATTCCGGCCGCTCAGGCGGGCATGCTTCGGCGGTCATAGCCTGATCGATTGCGGCGCGCAGGTTCTCGGTGTAGTTCTCGCCAAGTACCCGAATGTGCGGCACCCCCTGGTAGCGCCCAACGATCTCGATACTGATGCTGCTGTCACCGGCATCGGCATTCGAACTGATGCCGTAGCGCACGTCCCAGCAGTTATCCTCGATTGCGTCGAGCCGCGCCTTGTCCTTGCGCAGAGACTCAAGATCCGCAGCGCTGACCACCACATGGCCCGCGGGGACTGCTCGGGCGTTCCAGTCAGCGATGGCGATTTCACGCTGATCCTCTATGTCTGGGACCATCATGGTTTCGCTGTCGAGGAACACGCACTCGGCCGAGTGATCGCCTACGATCCGGTGCCAGTCGTGGTTGCTCTCCAGGCGCATCGAACATCCGCAGAACGGACAGGGTTTCAGTTCTTCAGCCATTGCCGTTCTCCTTGTCCTGGCTGAGCAGGGCGCGAAGCTCTGCCGTTATCCGGTAGCATTCAGTCGGGAACGAGGTAGACCAGGCGCATGCGCAGTACTCTTCTGGGCCGCGGCATGGCTCGCGCATCATCTGCTTGGCGATCAACCCATGGCGTTCGGCACTTTCCTGGATGTCCGCCCCATCGAAGCTGCCGCCTTCCAGGGCTCCGCTGATGATCTCCTGTGCGAATGCGGCCATACCCCGCAATAGCCCCTCGCTGACCGTCATGCCGTTGAGGCGCGATTGAGCTTCCAGCGCTACCTGAATGTTCTCAGGGCTTGTGAATAACCGCTCCCGAGCATCGAGCGCCGCGTACACCGTGCTCGCATCAGGTAGAGCCAACACCCTTGTGCGCAGGGCTGCCAGTTCTTCCATCGCATTGATGGCGACGCGCTGCTGGCTGTCTCGCTCCTCCCTGAGCGCCTGGGCCTCGGCTTCGAGCTTGGCGTAGTCTGATTCCCTGACGCACCGTATGTTCTGCGCCTCATGGCACCAGAATCGCTGTACGTTGTTCATGCGCATTTCTCCAGGCCAGACAAGGCGATTGCCTTTTCATGAGCCTCCGGTCGACCGAACGGCAGCCCGCAATCCTCACAAAGGAAGCTGCCCCCAATGTTCCGCGAATCGCTGGCATCCGCTGGGTCAATGCATTGTCCGCAGACGATGATCTTTGTGCCTTCGATTAATGGGTTGTCGACTCGAAAGGCCACTGTCTTCTCCCAGAAGCCGCACTGGAAAAAAACACCAAAACGGTCGTAAGACATCACAACCCCTCCTTGCCGGGCGCGGCGGCGAGCAGTTTGAATTCCTCCGCGTACTCGTCGCAGCGACACTCGACAACGTTCGTCTCGCCCACCGGCTCGCAGTTGCAGAACTTGCTGCACAGCGCTTCGAACAGGAAGTCGGGCATCTCATTGATCACCTGCTCCCGGCTTACCGTTACCGTGTGGCACTCGCCATTGGGGTGGCGATACTCGAAGCTGAACTCCTCCGGCACGCTGTGCTGGCCCCTGGCCGGTGCGGCGGCGAGCATGTCGCGCAGTTCCCGGAGCAGAGCTTTCCCGGTAGCGCCGCGCTGTGCGAGGAATTCACTCAGGCGCCCGATGAACCCCTCCGGCACGCTGTGCTGAGCCACGACCTTTTCGTCGGCGACCTTCGCCAGGATGATCAGGGAACGAGCGAGTTCGTCGGGCGTGAAGCTCTCGAAGTCGCGCAGGATGCGCTGGAGGTTCTTGTTGAAGTAGTGGGCGTCTACCCCGTAGCGATTGCGGTTGGCCGTCAGCTCCGCGACCCTGGCCAGGGCGGACTTCAGTTGATCCTCCAAGCGCTTGGCATAGCAGCGAATGCCCTGCACGGTCCAGCCGCCATCGATGGCATCTTGCGGCAGCCCTTCGCAGATGCGTTCGAACTGGCGCAGGCGCTCGACTTCGGCCAGGGCGGCGTCGCGCTCTTGCTCCAGTTGCGCGATACCAGCAGACAGATAGCCGTCGAGCGCCTTCTGCGTGTCTCGGTTGCGCCATGCCTCGGCGAAGTGGCGGGTCATCATGCCCATCATGCGGTGTTCGAGGGTGTCGGCACGGTCCTCAGCGGCTTGCAGCTTCGCCCGCAGCTCCCCGACGATGCGCTCGTGCTGGGCGCTCAGTTCATCCAAGCCATTGCGGACGATGAGCGCGGATTCGGCAATGTCCTCCATGTAGCCGAGTGCGCTGCGACCGGCTTCGTACGCGCTGGCCGCCTCATCTGCTCGCTGCCGAATCTTCTCGGCGTGGTAGCGGCACGGATTGAAGTCAGCCACCTCCGGCCGCTCCGCCTCTGCCTCTGCCTGCGCCGGGGAGGGTTGCGCCAGGGCGGCGCGGGCCTGCTCCGGGGTTACGAACCAGCCGGTGCCGTCGCATTCGCGGCAGACTTCTCCGACATAACCGTCGCCTGAGCCGTCACATTCGGAACATGCGTAACCGGCTGCCGGATCGGTTTCATATCCGCAGGTGCAAAGGTCGCCGGGCATCAGATCGCTTTCGCCGCAATCCGGGCATCGGGTCGCGCGGGGCTTTCCATCAACTGCACGTTCATCCCCGCCTGCCTGCTCTACCGCCGGATGTGCCGGGCATGGATGGCGGAGGGAGCCGTCCCCGGAGGGGCAGGTGCAAATCTTTGATTCGGTCATGGGAGCTTTCTCCAGGCCTCGGTTTCGAGGTCAGAAACGGTTATCAGTCGGCGCCGGCGCTCGATGTTTTCGAGTTGCAGGACATTGCCCAGGCTGTCGATGACGACCCAGTGGATGCCTGTTGGTAGGTGGAGGTAGCGGGCTGGCGCAGGGGTTGAGCAGAGGGCGTTTATGCGGCGGTATGCGGCGTTGTCGTCGAAGGGCATGGCTCATCCTCCGGGTAGCACAGAACACCCTAGGCGCCCTGGGCCTGGTTGATCGCTATCTGCCTCACCGCTCTCGCGAATAGCAGAATGTCGTCTGGGGTCATGAGCTGGCTTTCTTCGGGCCAGCCGGTGACCGTCACACCGCCAGGGCGGTGATTCGCTGTTAGCTGGTGCATGGGGTTATTCCTGTTCGGGGTCAGGCGGACTTCTTCTTGCCGGTCATCTCTTTCGCTCGTTTTCGGGCGAAGACCATGCACTCGTTGAAGGCGCCTTTGGGGAAGGTCTGCTTGCGCTTGTAGTAATCAAGCGCCTCGTCGGCGATGACCATGCAGATTCCCGAAGGGAACCCGTCGCGCTGCAACTGCTGGTCTACCTGCTTCTTGATGAATTCGTGAGTGTTCATGCTTCCACCCACTTGTTTTCGCCGTCGTAGTAGCCGCTCCAGCCTGGAATGCTGAACTTCAGGGTTCCAGGCGTACATAGCCATGCCCCCCCTAGAGGCCCGCCGAATAGCTCCCAGTGAATCTTTCGTGCATACAGGCGACGGCGGCGCTCGAAACGTTTTTGACTCAGGTTGATGCTCTTGATGCGTGGAATGCTGGTCAGCCTCATGACTTTCTCCAGGCAATGGTCCGCCGCGCCGCAATGCAGCGTCAGGCATTAGGAATGGTTCAGGGATGGCAGACTTCGACGACGCGGTGATAGTCGCCACGGAAGGGCATGGCCTTGTAGCCCTGGTTCATGGGGTAGATTCCCCAGGACTGGCGAGAGCAGGCCGCCATCATCGCCGCGTACTTGATGACCTCGATGACGTCTTTCTTGATGTACATGGTGGCTCCTGCATGGGTCAGGAGCCGGCTAGATAGGGCAGCGGGCTGAATGGGATGTCGTCGTCGAAGTCGTTACTGGCAGGCGGTGCCGCTTGCTGGCTCTGTTGTTGGCGTTGCTGTTGTTCCTTCTCCTTCGACTCGAACAGCGCGAGCCATACGCCGCCATCATCGGTGCGAGGACATCCGGCTGGATTGAAGCAGGCGTCCATCTTTAAGCGGAATCCATGCTTGGTATTGACGATCACGCCTACTTTTCGGCTCAGGTATTTGGTCTGGCCGTCTTTCTCGTACTGGCCAACGGTTGCCACAACATCGTATTTCACGCTCATGCTGCTTTCCTCACTTGATCCTGATTGAAGACTTCGCCCGCTCCAAATGAGCGCCGGGTACGTCCTTGCCGTCTTTCAAAGCCCGCGCGATTGCATTCTTGTCAGGACTGGTTTCGACCTTCACCTTGACCAGTTCGTCGGGCAGCTTCTTTTCGTCGTCGATCACGGCGATCTCTCGCCCCTCAACGCAGGTGATGGAAAAGAGGGGGCAACTGATCTTCTTGATGCCGGCTGCTTCCATGTTTTCCCGCAGGTATTCCTTCATCGAGTCCTGGCGAGCCTTTATTGCCCTCTTCCGGTCGTTCAGTCGCTCTATTTCACGGTCGAGCGCTTCGACGTCGGTATCCATGTTCAGGACGACCGTTGCCAGGGCCTTTCCTTTTTCTTCGAACTCTCCCCCGATTGCTTGCATGGTGTCCCGGACAGCCACAGCCATGCCTTCATCAGCCGTTTCTGCCAGGGCTGCAAGTTCAAGAAACTGCTCGGTGAGCTTGTAGAGTTGGGTCATGCCGCCTTCTCCTCGGTGAATCGCTTGATCTGCTCGGAGAATTCGCGAGCAATGCGCTTGACGCCACTATCGTCTTTGCGCGCAGTGAGCTTGCGCACGGCAACGTCGTGGATCTTCTTGAGTTCGTACTGGGACTGGGCGCCTTGCATCGTCTCGATAATCGATTTGATGTAGGCGAGGCGCTCTTCATTCGCCTGCTCTTCTGCGGCCTGCTGGTCCTCGGCCTTGGCGATCTGCTCCTCTTCACGACGTGCTTCCACATAGTCGCGGTCGTCGAACAAGCCAAGGAAGATGTCCGCGCTGAACCCGAGCATCGCAAGAGATTTCTTCACGGCGTCCGTTAGTGATTTTTTCGGAGCCTCGGTGTCGGTGGTGATTCCCCACTTGGACCGGTAGGAGAACGGCGTGCAACCGTATTGCTCTACCTCTCCGCGCTTGCCGTCCAATTCGAACCACAGTTTGATGCGCACGGTGTGCCCGACTTCGTGACCAATTAGTTCGCTGACCTTCTTTCCGTCAGCGTCGGTGATTTCACGGAAGATCGGGCCGCCCTGGTCAAAGCGCTCCTCGATGACCGTCCAGCCCCACCCGATCCCGACAGGGCCGAACATCTGGGTAGCCTTCATGATCATGTGCTGGCCGCTGATCGACGTGATCTGCTGACCATCGACTTTTGCGCTCTTGGTGGCCGATGGGTCGGTTGCTTGAACCTGATCCCATAGCCGCATGTTTTGGGTATGCATGAGTGATCCTCGCCGCGCATGCGCAGCCAATGAAGGGAGGGGTTAGAAGGGAAAAGCGCTTACGGCGCCACTCGGCAGCGTCACCCCTGCGGGATGAATAGCGTTGCGCTAGAAGCCGCTGCTGCGGGTGTTTTCTTCATGCCGCCCACCGCCCGCTGGGGAAGCCGCAGTTATCCGGATTACCGGCCCGCTGCGGACGGGTGCGTAGATTCTGCGGTGATGATGCCGCCCCAGATCGGGCCGGCTGCGAGAATGAACAGGTACAGCAGGCCGCCGAAGAGGCTGCCTAGCCAGATTGCTGTGCGCCTAGTGTTCATAGCCCCGCCACCTCAACAAACGCCACGGCGAACATGAACACGCTGCCCACAAAAAAGCCGCCGAAGATGGTTACTAGGGCGGCCTTGGTCAGGTCGATGGTGATGGTCATGTGGATGACTCCTGGCGGCGGTAGCCGGCGTCAAATAGCGCGTAAAGCGTAGGGTACTGATATGGAACTCCTTGAATTGACATAGCCATATCACCGACTGCCTTCTCCCGCTCCTCGGCGGCGATCTGCTCGGGGGTTGGGAGGGGACGGAACAGCATGTCGCACGTGCGGTAGAACTGCTCTTGTGCGTCGTCGTACGCAACTAGCGACTCTTCGCTGATGTACCGAATTTCACAGGGGCGGTACTCAGGCCAGATCATGTGCCTGTATTCACACACCGTCCCAACCGGCGGCAGGCCCTGGCCGTTCCAGGTGGCAGGTTCTACGGGGCGGGCGATCAGGTTCTGCATGCTCTCGTCGAAGGCAGTCGGATCGATGATGTGCTCAAGCGCGCGCCAGGGTCTCACGACCCACATTTCGCGAGCCTTACCCCCTTGAAGTCGGAACCATGCCGCATGGAAGCCACGTGATTCCGGTTGGTAGTGCGTCGCACCCTCTGGTGCCTTGGTCCAGTCAATGCTCATATGCGTCTCTCCCTAACCAGTCGTTCAGCGTTCTCGATCAGCGTTGCTTCGAATGCGCGGAACCAGATGCGTTGGGCCAGTTCCAGGTCGCCTCGGCGGACGGCTAGGAGTAGCTGAGTCATCGGGCACTCTTTGCTGTCGACTTCCGCTAGCCACTCAGGCACGAATCCGGCGAATCCGTAGACCGTAAACTCAGGGCCGATAAAGGGCCTTTCTTTCCGATCATGGAACGGCACGCAATCACCGTCCTCGCAGTTCAGAAGCTTGCCGACTTGCTCAGTGACATACTCTCGGTCGCCGTCATCGTCGGGCGGTAGCGCGTTGTCCCAGCGTTCCTGGGCGTATTTCAATGCGGTGTTCATAGATGCTTCTCCATCCCATCGTCGTGGTAGTAGATGCACTTGTTTGGATCGGATATCGCTTCGCGAAAGAGTTTCGCTAGGTTTTCTAAGTGAAGCGCCGCCGTTTCGAGGAATTCTTCTCTGGTTTGATCGCCGAGCAGCTCTGACAGAAGCACCTCACAGGTGCGTTCCTTGCGCGGCATGTAGTTGAGGATTCGGTAATCAGTGATGGGGCTTGATTCGTCATCCATGTCTTCGTGGTTCGGCCAAACTTGGAGCGGAAGGTTGTAAGCCCAGTAAAGCGAATTCTTCATGTCTCACCTCGCGTTCGCGTGCATGCGGCAGCGTCCTGTCTTGCTGTCGTCATACAGGCGATTGAAAGTGAAAGCCCGGCAACGTCTACGCCGGGCTTTCTGATTGGCGTGTTGTTTTTGGCGGGAAGCGATGCACCGGATTGCATTTGGCTCCCCGGTGGTACATCGCCCTAACCAATGCCGACGGATCGGCCCCTCAGCGGTTCTGGTACGCCATTCAGGTTGCGCCGATTCCGGCAGCGCAAATGAAAGCGTGATCCCGATCAGGATGATCAGAAGCATGTCGATTCCTTGGCGAAAAAATGCCCGGACTTGACGGGCTAAGAGGGGTAGGGTGGGGATGGCCGGACTCTCACCGGCGGCTTAATTGGTCACTACCAATAAGCTATTACCGCTATTCGCATGCGATACTCATCCCCATTGAAGGGTGGCGTACTTGCTGGGGAAGTCAGGCTGACCGAGCGAGCTCGTGAAGGTCTTCTTCGTCGAGTACGTATTGCTCAAGGTCTTTGATATTGCGATTCAGTCGCTCAATCTGAGCCTTCGCCCATGCGTGATCCATGGTCGCTGGGAACTGGCGCATCCAGTCGATTGTTTCCTGCTTCTGCTCGCGGCCGGTGCTGAACAAATAGGCCTTGAGCCGATCTTCGATGAGGTCCAGAACCTCAGAAGGGGGAAGGCCGCTAACGTCCGGCGCCTTGTCGATATCCCAGCGCTCGGAGATGGTCTTTCTGACCTCGCCAACCTTAAGGTCAAGGACAATCTGAACCTGATCTTCATCGCTAAGCAGGTTGTATCGGCCTTGGTGGCTGTAGTAGCTGCAATGAACAGTCATTCCTTTGCCTCCAGTGTGTGTATGCGCCAGGGCGCGGTTAGGCGGTGGCCTTTGCGATTGCGGCAGTCATCAGCTCATGGATGGCGTCGTACTCCTTAACCGATTCAGGCGAGAGGAATCCCGATCCGCTCGGCTCGACGACATCCCACAAACGACCGTACAGACGCTTGAAGGCTTGGCACGCCTCAAGCAGCTCGGGCGCGGCCTGCATCAGTTGTGCAACAGCTTCAAGTTCAGACTTTGGCGTGTGAGCGCCATGAATCTGAGCAGAAAACCGGTTGAAGTTGTGAGGGTTCAAGGCATAAACGGTCGTTCCGTCTCGATACCAAGGCCCCGGCGTGTGCTTTCTCATTCTGTTCTCCTGCCTGTCAGGCGTCTTGCGGAAGCTCTGGACTCTGCATCCAGTATTTGACCTTGTAACATTGGCTTTCGCCTTTACGTTGGCACCATGCGCCTAACCATTCTCCTTCTCCCTCGTAAGTTGCTCCTTCAATTTCATATCGCCCACATACCGGGATCATGATCAGGCATTTGTCGCCAACGTTCGGTAGATGATCACTACACTTGATCCACTCACTCATCTCTCACCTCACCAATACATAGTCAGAAACAGGACAACGAACAGCGCTGCGAACTCGCCAAGGTCTGGCATGGATTCCTCTCTTGCCCGGGGGCTGGACTACTGAAGGATGAGAATCTTGCGGACGGGGCGGACACGGAAGGCGTTGAGCTTGTCAAGGTCGTTTGTGGCGCCGTCGACGAAGGGCGTGGTAAAGGCGGTGCGGGTGGAGCACTGCGAACTCGACCAATACCAGCGATCTGCGAAACCAGACAGCTCGCCTGCTTGCTTGGCGGAGAACAGAAGAGCCAGTTCTAGAACAGAAGGAATGAATACGCCTTCTCCGATCTCCATAGCTTGCTTGGCAATCGGGCTTCCAGCTTCAGCCATGGAGACCGTATTCGAAGCTCCGTCTCGGTAGCTGACGGCGCCGTCCACGTCCTGGCCATACTCGCCCCATTCTCCAGTGAACTCGGCGCTTTTGCTGAGATCGACGTAGGCGTATTCCTTGCCATTGAGCCAATGGCGGGCAAAGAAGGTTCCATCAGCCAGGGGCTGGCCGATTTCGGGAAGGTCACTCGGATTAATCGAATCAGGGATTGTGGTGCTCATGGTTGGTTTCCTTGTCGGGTTGTGCGTGGTGGCTGTATGGGGGAGTGGTCTGGCCGGTGCTGATCTCCGGCTCGTACGGGAGGGAGTCGAACCCTCGCACGCGGCTTTGGGCCGCCGCTCTGGCCTACTGAGACGTACACGTCTCGGCGATCCGTTTACCGGGCCTAGGAACCCCGTCACCATCACGCCTAGCGCATCAGCCTGCGCATTCAGACCACTCTCCGATACAGCCATAAGGCTGGTGTTCGTTGACTTCTTCGATGCCCCTCTTGCGAAGGGCGTCTGGGAAATCGGTGTTTACGCGACAGTTGGCTTCGCACCGTGGTTCGGGTGATATCCATGCCGTTTATAGGCTTTATCTCGCGCAGATCGGGCCTCTTCGAAAGAGCAGAAATAGCCGATGTGTTTTCGCTTTCCTGTCTCATCAATCGAGATCAGAACGCGCCATTTCTGGCGACTGGCTTCGAGGCTAATCCCAAGCTCTCCAGAGGTGTTTCTCCTGCAAAGACTTGCATTCCGTTGGTTCTCGGAGTGGGACGCCTCGCGAAGATTTGAAAGCCTGTTGTCATCTCGCCGATGATTCAGGTGATCAACCTGCGCCGCAGGCCATTTGCCGTAGCAATACAGCCAAGCCAAGCGATGAGCCCTATATCGGCGGCCGTCAATGGCGATTCGGATATACCCCTGGCCGTCATTGCTTCCCGCCTTCGAGCCGACAAGTGCTCGTGATCCTTTCCTTGCCAGCCACGTGAATTCGCCGGTTTCCGTGTCATAGCGAAGAAGCTCCTTGAGCCTCTCCTGGGTTAGCGTTTCACTCATTTCAGTCTCCGCTTTCCGCGACCGCCTATCGAAGGAGGCCCTGGAAAGCGCTGCATTTAGCAGCGCTCAAATCACCGCGTTCGCCTAACTGGGCTTCTACAACCCGCGGGTGGTGCTTCTGGTGTCTCCGTAAACCGCTCAGCCGGCATGCCGAACGTCGCAGTCTTCTTGCTCGGACGCTGTTACCCGCCACCTGCGCCTGGGCGATGATTTCTGTCCTCACTGCAAGCGCTTTCTGCGCCTGTCCGCTGTGTTCCCCACCTTTCGGCGGTACCAGGTACAAAGCCACCATCTGAGTGACCCTGGCAGGGAGCGTGAGCAGTGCAGACCCTCGGCGCGCGATTCCAGATGCGTCGCGTCAGCCTTGAGCCTGGCCGGCAACCAGAGGCCGGCATGGGTTCCCAAATTGTCGAAAGAGCGGTCGGCTCGGTGGCCTGGGCCAGCGATGTGTTGCTGGGCCGTTGAGGTGAGTATGAGTCTGCTCATATTTGCTGTCAATGAGCGTTCCCATATTTTTTTATGAGATAACTCATCGAGGGTTCCTCAGGGCGAAAAAAAAGCCCGCGTTAGCGGGCTCGTTGTCTTACTGGTGGGCTTAGGAACCGATGCCGCCGCCTCGCCAGATAACGCGGCCTATGATCGGCAGATCATGAACTGACGTTTCGCTTGCGATTTCGTCTGGGTATGCGGCTTTGTCAGGGTTATCGCTTCGAATGAGCCAAGCACCTGTTAGCTGCTGATTCAGGCGTTTGATGCTGACGCCACCGTCTGGTCGCCTGATGACGTACACCTGCTTATCCTGGGGCTCTATCTTGGCTACGTCGAAGAGCACCACATCGCCTTCGAATATGTAGGGCTCCATGCTGTCGCCCTCTGCGTAGATCACGAAGAGGTTCTCTGCTTTGGAGTTGACCCGCTTCAGCCAATCCCGCTTGAATACCAAACCCTCAGTGGTCTCTACGTGATCATTGAAATATCCATCGCCGCACTCGCCGCGAGCAGTGTATTGGGGAATCAGGGCGTAGTCCTTTTCGCTCGGGGCTCCTGGTGGAACCTCTTCATTGTTGTTCATGTTGCCACGCCCGGCGGCGAGCCATAGTGCGCTTACGCCACAAGCGGCAGCCAACTGAGCAATATATGCCGACCCCTGCGACTTCCCCTGCTCAAGGTTGGAAATTGAGGTTTGGTCCAGGCCGACTCGTTGAGCCAACTGAGCCTGGGTGAGTTTGGCGTGCTTGCGCGCCGCCTTGATGCGGTCTTTGAGTTCCATCCGAAAAGTATCAGGGGCGTTCCCATATCCTTGCAAATGAGTATTCCCCTGGGCTACCTTATGAGTATTCCCATAAGGAGGGATGCTATGACCACCATCTACAAAGAGCTCGTCGCCCATTTTGGGACTCAAGAGGAGACCGCCTCGAAGCTCGGCGTTGACCAAAGCACTGTGTCTGGATGGGTCCGGGGAAAGCACGGGATGTCTCCTGTTGTTGCGAAGCGGGCTCAGGTTCTGACCGACGGGAAATTCAAGAAAGAGGACCTGTGTCCGGCTTTCCCGTGGGAAGTGCTGTCGGCGGTCGCCTGACATGACAGCCAGTCAATTAAACCCCGAGCAGGAAGCAAGGGCCCGCAAGAACTACAGCCTCATCGTGCAGCGGCTTGCATCGGTTGGAAATGCGCCGGTTGCGCATGCAGTCGGTTGCGATGAGTCGACGATCAGCCGAATGAAGCCGGAGAAGTTCCTTGAGTTCGCCCGGATCTTGGCCGTGCTGGACCTGAAGGTCGTCGGCAACGAGATGAAGTGCTTCAACGAGAAGGAGATCGCCGCGATCTTGCACCTGGCGAAATCGAAGCTCTCTGAGGTCGAGAGCGTCGAGCAACTGGAGTGGGATTGATGGCTGGCCGTCCTAAGCACATCAACGCGCTGCTGGACAGAGCCCTGGCTGGCATGGGCGGGGAGTCCGGGGAGCCAACGGTTTCTCGAGAGGAATACCAACAGCTAGCCGCTGCTGCGGCTGAAATGGTTGGGTCAAGCTTTACCAGAGACCGGAAACGAAAAACCGCAGGACTGTGTTTGCAGTACCTGCGGCTTTCATTGCGTGCGCCGGCTGCAACCGGTGAACGCGGGGAACATCACGAACGGACGGACCGAGTATGAGCAATATCGTTTCATTACGCAACACCGGGGGGTTTACCCGGATGGACAACAGCTTGATGGAATCGCTGGCCAAGGTGGATTTGCCTGCCCGCGAGTTCCGAGTGCTTTTCGCGATATGCCGCCAGACGATTGGATATCAAGTTGAGGCAAAGCGCCTCACCGCCGACGAGATTGGCGCGCTGACCAACATGCGCCGCGACGTGGTGTCAAAGGCGATCAGCCATCTGCTGGAGAGGAGAATCCTGTTCCGCATCGGGGGAAGCCGCGGTGAGCTAGGCGTTTCTCCCGCCAGCGAATGGGTATTCCACGAGCAGAAGAAAGAACGTCTCAGTGAGACCAAATCATCTCACTCGGACAATGTTATCTCACTCGGCGATAAGGTGAGTGAGACCAAAACTGCTCACTCCCTTCTCTATACAAAGAAAGAAGATCTACCCCCTGAAACTGTTCCTTCGGAACAGATTTCCGCCCCCCAGGGGGCTGATCACGCTCCGGTCAAGAAATCCAACGGGGTTTCGTTCGATGGCGAGGACTTCCAAGTCGAGCCAGCCCTGATTACCAAATGGGCCAACGCGTACTCCCCGGTTGACGTCGAGGCAGAGATCGCACGGGCTGCTGTGTGGGCTGCTGCAAATCCCCGGAAGGCCAAGAAGAACTGGCGCATGTTCCTGGTCAAATGGCTGGCAAAGAGCGCCACCAACTCCGTGAGCGAGACTGGCGTTCCGGTCGACAAGATCATTGACCTGTACCACCGCGTTTGCCCGAACCTGCCGGCTGTCGCGGTTGTCGGCGACAAGGTTCTCCGCGCCCTGATCGTTGAGCGCTGGAACGAGAGCGAATCCCACCAGGCTAGCCCGTTCTGGAAGACCATCTTCGAGCGCGCGAATCGCACCAGCCAAATTTGGTATCGCGGCGCCAACGTGGTTCCGCGTCTCGAGGTGATCTGCTCGCGTGCCGTGTTCCGTCAGTTGGAGGAGCAAGCATGATCGAACTTCACAGCCTGGAGGCGGAACACGGCGTGCTGGGCGCCATGCTCAAACAGCCGCACCTGATTAGCGTTCTGTCCGAAGAGCTTTCCCCCGACGCGTTCGCATACAGCGTCAACGCAGACCTGTATCGGCTGATTCTTGATCTGGAGTCTGCCGGCACGCCGATTGACATCATCACTCTGGCAGAGGCCAAAGAGTTCCTTTGCGACGAAACCCGGACGATGGCTTACGTCGGGGAAATTCTGAGCAACATCGTCAGCGTGGCGAATGCCAAGGAGTACGCACGGATTGTTCGTGAGCGAGCCATCTCACGCCAGATAGCTGATGTAGCCAGTGGGGTAGAGGAGGTTGCTCATCAGAATTGTTCAATCGAAGACAAGATCGCCCAGGCTCAGGCCCTTGTGCTTGGCCTGGATGCCGGCGGCACCAACGGTGAGTGCCAAATGGTTGGGGACATCCTGCGCGACCATGTGGAGGTGCTTCAGGAGCGCCATGACCGAGCGCAGAAAGGCGACATGTTGGATGGTTTGAGCACCGGAATTCCAGACCTCGACCAGTACACGCAAGGCCTGAAGTCTGGACAGATGATTGTCATCGCTGGTCGCCCTGCAATGGGCAAAACCACCCTGGCGATGAACATCGCAGCAGACGTGGCCATCAAGCAGCACAGGCCGGTCCTGGTAATCAGTCTCGAGATGACCAAGAGCCAGCTAATGGATCGCCTGATCGCTGCTGTCGGAGGTATCTCTCTCCAGAACCTGAAAGATGGTTCCTGCACCCACAAGGATTACACCGAGCTCAACGCGGCAGTTCTCAAGCTTCGTGACGCAAAAATCGCCGTGAGCGACGTGCCGGTCATGACCATGCCGCGCATCCGCTCCATTGCCCGCCGGCAGAAGCACCGCATGGGTGACTTGGGCCTGATCGTCATCGACTACCTAGGTCTCGTAGAAGGGGATGGTAAGGGGCGCGTAGATGATGTCACCACCATGTCGCGCCAGATGAAGCTGTTGGCCAGGGAGATCGGATGCCCGGTGCTCCCGCTCTGCCAGCTCAACCGCGGATGTGAGTCTCGCCCGGATAAGCGCCCGGTGCTCAGCGACCTACGCGAGTCCGGCGCCATCGAGCAAGACGCGGACATCGTGATGTTCGTGTACCGCGATGAAGTCTATTTCCCGAACAGCGATAAGAAGGGCATCGGCGAAATCCTGATCCGGAAGAATCGGGACGGAGAGATCGGCAGCGTATTCACCTCATTCCAGGGAAGCAAATCCCGATTCGTTCCTCTTGCAAGCCAATACCGCGAACAGCCTGAGCAGAAGGAGGACTGGTGATGAAAGGTGATGAAAGACGCCGGACTATCTACCAGCACCAGGGATACAAACTGCGCTCCTACACCGAGTTGATGTGGGCTCGACTCATGGATGCGGTAGATATCTTCTATCTCTACGAACCGCATCTTATCCAGGTCGATGGATGCAAGTATCTGCCGGACTTCTACCTCCCAGCGGCAGATATGTATCTCGAAGTAAAAGGTTCGCGACCGACTGAGATCGAGGTGGCCAAAGCAGATCAGACGCGCAAGTACACCGGTCGGCCAGTGGTATTTCTGGTTTCCAGGCCGCAGAGCGATGCGCGCGGGTTCATGAATTGCTATCTGCTGGTTCCGCGCGGCGACGAGTGGGTGGATATGTCGCTTGATTGGCTAGGCCAGATACTTCTTACAGCAGCGGGAGAGAGTGCCTGGACCAAGGCAATTCTCTCGGTCCGCGAAGACATTCTGGATTGCCTGCGCCCAGTTAGCGAAGTCGTTGACGAAGTCCTGCTCGAAATGATGGGCAGAAGTGAGGCAGAGGACTACCTCCGGCTCACCCACAAGCGAGCCAATGAAGATCGTTGCTCGATTGACCGTGAACTGTCTGTTCCAGACCGAGGCATCGCTTGGTGGCGCAATCGTTACTTCCCGACCGTTATGGAACAGGCGGCACCCGCTCTTGGAGACAAGAGGGCCACCCAATGAAGCGCTCCTGGACCGTAGTCGTAGGCGCCAAGCGCTTCACGATGATTCTGATGGAGGACTGCGACCCGGTAGAGGTCGTGAAGAGCATTTGGCCGCAGGGGAGGGTTGAGGCATGAAGACCTTCGAACTGATCCGCATGGAAGGCCTGCGCACCTACGGTCGCCAGGTGGAGGCCCGCACATGGCGCGAAGCGGAACAACAGTGCCGAGACGGCGAGATCGTAAACGGCGAACTGATCGGTGTGTACGACTGCGATCCGGTGACTGAGGCGGTCTGCACTGCGCGCAATGACGTGATGATTGAGCGGATGGAGGTGTGCTGTGCGTGACCGCACTTTCCGCATCCAAGGTGCCGCTGGGATCCGCCCGGCTTTCGTTGCAGCCTGGAATCTCATACAGGGGCTGATGAAAGAAGCGCAGGGCGGCTACGAACTGGTACTGCGCCCGCTCAAGTCGAAGCGCTCGATAGAGCAGAACAAGCGCTACTGGTCCCTTCTACGCGAGCTTGCATCGGTTGCCTGGGTCGACAACCGACAGTTCGACGATCAGGTCTGGCACGAGCAGTTCAAGCGCTGGTTCATCGGCTGCGAGGACGTTGCGCTGCCTGACGGATCTACCGAACTGCGCGGCATCAGCACCACGAAGCTGAGCGTCGACGAGTTCGGCATTTACATGACCAAGATCGAAGCATGGGCCGCGCAGCAAGGGTGGCCGCTGATGATTCAGGAGGCCGCATGAGCAAGTTCAAGGCGGGCGATCTAGCTCTTTCGCTATACGGTCCCTTAATGGGCCAGGCAGTTGAGTTAATCCGATTCGTTAATCCTGGCGATATCGTCACATCGATTGATGGCCAGCGCTCATATGTGTTCTGTCCATCCGAAGGCATTGGTGGCTGGCACGTTGCTGTGGGCAACGAATCAGTAGTTCAGTATGAGAAGCACCTCATGCCCCTGCGCGGCGACTTCCAGCCCGAGCAGCAGAAGGCGAAGGAGGTGGAGGCATGAATACTTTTGTTGGAATCTGCCTGGGCTTTTTCCTTTGCATGTTCTTGAACGCTGCCATGCGCAACGAACGTGATAGCACCGATGCTCCTGGCGGACGCAGTGGAATGCGGCTGCACACTGACCACGCTACCGGCTTGCAGTATCTCAGTGTTCCAGGCGGGGGTATCACTCCGCGACTCGGGGTGGATGGGAAGCAAATGCGCGCGGATGGTGCCGAATGACCCTTTCCGCCCGCCAGCCAAAACCCAAAAAGTGCCAGAACACCGAGTGCGGCGCCAAGTTCATCCCGCAGCGCCTGGGCCAGCGCGTGTGCTCTCCTGCCTGCGCCCTGGCCACCAAGGACAAGCACCAGGCTCCGGCGAGAAAGGCCATCGCCGACCGCGAGCGCCGGGAGATCAAGGCGCGGAAGGAGAAGCTGAAGAGCAGGGCGGAGCACCTGAAGGAATGCCAGGCCATCTTCAACCAGTACATCCGGCTCCGGGACGCGGACAAGCCCTGTGTTAGCTGCGGTCGTCCCGCCACCTGGGATGGCCAATGGCACGCGTCGCACTATCGCAGCGTCGGTTCCACGCCGGCCCTGCGCTTCAACCCGCTCAACGTGCACCGCGCTTGTTCCATCTGCAACTCCCACCTGAGCGGCAACATCATGGGCTATCGGCCCGAGCTGGTGCGCCGGATCGGGGAAGAGGCAGTCCTGGCGCTGGAAGGGCCTCATGAGCCCCTGAAGCTGACCATCGAGGACATCAAGGCACTGAAGGCCAAGTTCCGGGCCCGGGTGCGCGAACTGAAGGCCGCTACTGAAAACTACAGGGGAGAGACCGCATGAAGAACAAGCAGCGCGGCTACATCGGCAAAGGCATCGCAGATGCCATCGCTTTCGCCTTCATCGGGGTGGCGATTGTCTCCGCAGTTGGCGGCTGGGCTCTCATCGAAGGCCTCATCTGGATCTTCAGGCATCTGACCATCGGATGGTCCGCATGACACTAGCCGAATACGTCTCCCAGCAATGGGTAATCCTTCGAGAGTACGGACTGATCAAGGGGTAATGGCTATGACCAGAGATGCCGAAGAGCTTCTGACCCAGTGGGGGAAATGGGTCTGGCAAGAGACTGGCGTCCCTCGCTGCGGGTCGCCAATGCTCGCGATCATGCGGGACAATGTTGCAATGGAGCGCTGCCTGTCCGCATCGATATCCGACGACGATGCCATGCTAATTGACGGGATTATCGCAAGGATGGGGCGGAGAGACGAAGAGATGGCTAATTGCGTGCGGGTGTATTACGCAACGGAAATGACAATGCAGCAGGTGGGGAAGGTGTTAAACCTGAATCGCCTGAAAGTTCGAGAGCTGCTAATCGCTGGCAGGTGTTATGTAGAGGCTGTTCTTGATATGCGGGAGAGAATAGCTATTCGCGATGCCGCCTGATATCGAATTGCTAACATAATAGTTGACCGTGTTAACTCGAACATATAGGATTTATGGAAGATTGCGGTTTTACCGCATGAGAATCCTTCGGGTTGCGACTACGCGGCCGAGGATGGTCAAAGGTGGAACCCGGTCCTACCTCGACCTAATACTCCGGGACAATGGCATGTAAAACCTGGTCAGCTGCGGCGCGAAGGCACCGTAAGCGCTCTGTAAGAGCGTCGGCCCCAGGGCTTGCCATAGGACTGCGCCCTTTGCGCAGCGCCTTGGACACGCAGGCGTTAAAGTGAAGTGGGAGCCGGTGGAAGCCCGGCACGGAGTGAATGCGCAGTGCTGATGCGCTAGTCCAGACCAGCATGAGTCGGCTGGGGATTATCGGGATAGCCCGAGAGTGGCGAGATGGACTCTTAATCAAGCCGGAGATCAGCACCGGCCACTCCAATAATTCAGAGCCCAGCCTAGCGCTGGGCTTTTTCGTTTCTGCGCCTCCCCAGCGCATGCCCGCAGCCGCGCGGGCGTTTTATTCCTTCGTGCAATAGCCCGGTAAGAAGTATGACCGACGACCGCGTAATGTCCGCTGCCAGTTACACGGGCGCCGGGATATCTGTTTTGTCCGGCCTAACTCTGACTGATGTTGGGATTATCGTCGGTATCGCCACGGCCATCCTGACGTTCATTGCCAACATCGTATGGCAGGTAAGGAAAGATCGAAGGGAGAAGGAGCTGTACGAGCTGGAGAGGCAGGCCCTTCATGAGAAGCTTGGCCGGTGAAGCCCTGGCAGCGCGTAACTGGCGCCTTGGCGATTGCTAGCGCCCTGGTTGCTGCGCACGAAGGCCGCAGCCTTGTTGCATACGTCGACCCTGTTGGGATTCCCACGATCTGCGAAGGAATTACCGCAGGGGTTCGCCTTGGCGACAGAGCAACGCCTCAGCAATGTGACGCACTGCTTGAAATCGAGGTGCGCAAATCCCTCTCCTCGGTTGAGCGCCTGGCAACAGTCCAGATGCCCGACACCCGGAAGGCTGCGCTAGCGTCATTCGTCTACAACGTGGGGGAAACGCAGTTCTCCAGGTCCACGCTTCTCCGTAAGTTGAACGCTGGAGACGCCAAGGGCGCATGCGCCGAACTATCCCGCTGGGTTTATGCGGGCGGGAAGGTCTACAAAGGCCTCGTTAATCGACGCAAGGCAGAGCGAGAACTGTGTGAGCAGGGGCTATGACCAAATATCTGCTCGTCGCCGTAGGTGTGCTGTGCGCTGCGCTGCTCATCATGTGGCTGCGCCTTGACGTGGTATCGATGCAGCGTGACCAGGCTCAGAAGGCCGCAAGCGACGCAGTAGCAAAGCTGATCCTCAACGACCGCACAGTCACTCAGTACGTCGACCGCATCCAGTACGTGGAGCAGGCCGCCAAGACAATCGTCAAAGAGATTCCGGTCTATGTCACTCCCGAAGCTGACGCTAGTTGCGATGTGTCTGGCTTTGTACGCCTGCACAACGACGCCATCGACCGACTCTCCCCCGGCTCTGCTGATGAAGCAGCCAAGAGAGCTACAGAAGGCTCCAAGTGACGCTCGTCTATCAGGCGTAGCCGAGACAGTCATCTCCAACTACGCCGCATGCTCAGCCAACACAGAGCAGCTAAAGGCGCTCCAGGAATACATCCGTAAAGGAAACGCACAATGAGCAGCTACGAAGTTAAGACCTCTGACGGCATCGTCCACCAAGCGGAAGCCAATACTCACGTCATCGACTCCATCGGTTTGCATCTGTACGCAGACGTTGGGCGTGTTGTTGCTGTGTTTCGCACATTTGAGTGGGTGCGCATATACCCGGAAGTAGTTACTGCCCAGGTTGATCCGGTACAGGCCACCCCCGAAACTACCACCACCAGCCCGGAAGCTACCGGGGAGTAAGTCATGAGTGAAGGGCAGGCTGTCGTGCAAAAGAAAACGGCAGACTGGGAGTCCATTGAGCGCGCTTATCGAGCTGGTGCACTTTCTATTCGGACTATCGCGGATCGTCATGGAGTGAGTGACACCGCGATCCGCAAGAAGGCCAAGGCGTTAGGCTGGGAGCGTGATCTCTCCGAGCAAGTCAGAAAGGAAGTTCGCAACAAGCTGGTTCGCGGCGAGGTTCGCGATCCGCATTATGCGAACCCCGAGCGTGATGCAGAGATCATCGAAGAGGCGGCCGAAGAGGGCGCTCGGGTTATACGCAGCCACCGCCGTGACATTCGGAAGGCAACCAACCTCGCTGATTTGTTGATGGACGATCTCTTGATGACTATCAGTCGTCGGGAAGAAATCTACGAAACCATCGAGGATGAAACCCGCGACGATGGCAATGGTATGCGTAGGGCAAACATGCAAGCTGCCATCGCCCTCCCTAGCAATGCCAAGACTCTCTACCAGTTATCGTCAGCCATGAAGAACTTGCAGGTTCTTGAGCGTACGGCCTATGGGCTGGATGGTGATTCAAAACAGCCTGCGCCGCATGAAGACCTGACAGATGATGAACTTGAACGCCGAATCGCTCAGCTTGCCGGCCAGTAGAGCTAAACGATTAGAACTGCTTGGGTACCTGGAAGAGAAGAAGCGCAGAGAATCCCAGCGACAATTCAAACTCCAGTTCGAGACTCTCTACGACTGGCAGCGCAAGTTCAACAAGGCTACCGCTGATAACACGTCGTGCATGCTGATGGCGGCCAACCGGGTCGGAAAGACTCGAACTGGGCTTACCATCGATGCGGCTCATTTGCTGGGAGATTATCCCGGTGACTGGGAGGGGCATAGGTTCAGCCATGCCCCCTTGTGTTGGCTGCTTGGCTATTCGATGGAGAAAACCCGCGACCTGCTCCAGGGGCCACTGTTTGGTCGCTTCCAGGGCGGCACGTGGACTGGCGGCCTGATCCCTGCTGATCGAATCGTTGATTGGCGGTCAGCAACAGGAACCAGCGGCGCAATGCGAGAGGTGCGGGTCAGGCATGCGACTGGTGGTATTTCCACCGTCCAGTTCTGGTCGTACAGCCAGGGCCAGCACGCGATCATGGGCGACAGTGTCGATTGGTATCACATCGACGAAGAGCCGGAAGACAAAGAGATCTACCCGCAGGTCATCACTCGTACTGCAACTGGTGATGGTGGCCGAGGCGGGCGCGGAATACTGACGTTCACCCCGGAGAACGGGCGAACTGAACTCGTCGTGAAGTTCATGGACGACCCAGGTGAGGGCCAATACATCCAGCGCGCAACGTGGGATGACGCGCCTCACCTCTCTGAAAAGATCAAGCGCGAACTGTTGGCGGCTTATCCGGCCTGGCAACGAGATATGCGCACGCGAGGCGAACCATTGCTCGGAACCGGCCTGATATTTGATTTCGGCGATGACGAGATCAAGTGCGCACCATTCCCATGCCCCGACCACTTCTGGGTCATTAATGGCATGGACTTCGGCTGGGATCACCCGCAGGCACATGTGCAACTGTGGATCGATCTCGAAGCTGACATTGTGTATGTCGCGCAGGCCTGGAAGAAATCAAAGGTCACGCCTAGCACTGCGTGGGGTTCTGTGAAGCATTGGGCCCAGCACGTGCCAACAGCATGGCCGAGCGACGGCTTGCAGTCTGAGAAGTCGTCTGGGGTGCAGCAACGCGCCGCATATCTAGACGCAGGCTGGCAGATGCTCCCTGAACATGCGACATGGCCGGGTGGCGGTGTTGGCGTTGAGGCTGGTCTCGTCGAGATGTACGAGCGCATGACTACCGGTCGCTGGAAAGTGTTCAGTCACTTGAGCGACTTCTTCGACGAGAAGATGAGCTATCACCGCGACGAACTGGGGAGGATCGTTAAGTTGAACGACGACATCCTCTCGGCGTCTCGATACGCCTACATGATGCGGCGCTATGCACGTCAGCGTTTCCAGTGCAAGCCATCTCAAGGCGGCTCGCACCAATCCACGTACGACCCATTTAGCTGAGGACACACGCCATGGGCGGAGCAGTTAAGAAGATCGCCAGCGTTGCAACGCTAGGCTTGAGTGATGCTGTGCTTGGCGCCACCGAGGCGCCGAAGACTCAGACCACTGAGATGAAGGACATCGAGAGCAACGAGGCTCAGAACGTCGACAGCTTCAATGAGGACCGCCGCCGCCGTGCGCGGATGGCTGGCATCTCCAGCACGATCCTCGGTGGCGCGCTGGGCACTCCTGCGACCACTGCAACCAAAACCCTGCTTGGGGGCTGACATGTCTGAGGCTCTTGAGGAAGCAGCGCGCCTTGTGTCTGTCGCAAAGAAGGAACATGAGGAAGCCGCGAATGAAGTTGATCGCCTTCGGGGAGAGCTAGACGTTGCGTTTGCTCGTCTCGAAGCAGCCGTTAGCCTCCTTGAGTCAGCAAGACAGGCCATCCTGTCTGTCGCGGAGTCCTGAAAATGTCTGAAGCTCTGCGCCGCAACGCGGAAAAGCGCCTGGCGATGCTCAAGAACGAGCGCACGTCCTGGGAGCAGAACTGGCGCGAGCTGTCTGACTTCATACAGCCCATGCGGTCTCGTCTGCTGTGCGATCAGCAGGTAAACAAGGGCGACAGGCGCAACAACAAGATCATCAACAACGAGGCCACCGAGGATGCCGGTGCGCTTGCTGCTGGCATGATGAGTGGTCTTACTTCGCGGTCCAGGCCGTGGTTCAACCTTGTCGTCCAGTCAAAGGAGGCAATGGAGTTCGGCCCGGTCAAGTCGTGGCTCTTTGAGGCGACCGAGCGGGTTCGTGATGTGCTGTTGCGCTCGAATTTCTACAACTGCCAGCATGTGTCCTACCTTGAGATGGGCGTGTTCGGCACTGGCGCAATCTGGATCGACGAAGACCCTAAGAACGGCATTCGTTGCGAGGTGTTCACCGCTGGTGAGTACTACGTGGCCAACGGTGCAGACGGTAGGTGCAACGCGTTCTATCGCGAGTTCAAGCTAACCGCAGCGCAGATGGCCGAGCGGTTCGGCAAAGATAACCTCAGCACTCAGGCGCAGAACGCGCTCAACGCGGCGCGCCAGGATCAGTGGTTCGACTGCGTGCAGATGGTTGAGCCAAACGCCGACTACCTGCCAGGTTCCAAAGTAAGCCGTCTGCTGCCGTATGTCTCGCTGGTATGGGAGAAGAGCGCCGAGCCTGACAAGGTTCTGGAGCATCGCGGCTTCCACGAATTCCCGGTAGCCGTGGTTCGCTGGGATACTCTGCCAGGCGATTGCTATGGCACTGGTCCAGGCCGTCGCTGCCTGGGCGATATCAAAGCACTCCAGCTCTACGAGCGTAGTTCTGCCAGGATGGCTGAGACGGGCTCCAACCCTGCCGTCCAAGCGCCGGTTTCACTGCAAGGAAAACCGAGTTCCACGAACCCGGGAACGATCACATACGTCGATCAGGTCGGGGCGCAGAACTCGATCATGCCGATCTACGAGCCCAACCCTCAGTGGCTCGCAGTGATCGAAGGCAAGATTGCACGCCATGAGGCCCGCATTCGTCGCTCGTTCTACACCGATCTGTTCCTGATGATCAGTGAGATGGACGACGTACGCACGGCCACCGAGATCAACGCACGCCGCGAAGAGAAGATGGCGATGCTTGGCCCGGTAGTTGAGCGCGTCGACTACGAAGGCCTAGACCCGGTCATCGAGCGCGTGCTTGGCATCATGCTTCGCCAGTCCATGCCGATTTGGGCGGGAATCATCGATGGTGAACCGTTGCTGCCTGAGCCTCCGGAAGAGTTGGGCCAGAACGTAGTCGAGGCCGACTACATTTCGATCCTGGCACAGGCTCAGAAGGCCGGTGCGGTCAATGGCCTGGAGCGTATCGCTGCCACTATCGGCAACCTTTCTGGCGCATTCCCCGAGGTGCGCGACAAGTTCGATTCGGACCAGTGGGTCGACGAGTACGCCGAAGCGGCTGGCGTTGTCCCGACTGTCATCCGCGGCGACGAGGAGGTTGCCGCAATCCGCGAACAGCGCGCCCGCCAGCAGCAGGCCGCAGAGGCGCAGCAGGCACTCGCAAGCGGTATCGAAGGCGCCAAGCTTCTATCCGAAACCCAGGTCACGCCAGACAACGCGCTAGGCCAGCTACTCGGAGCATAAATGTTCGAAGACGACGAGATCACGCAACAGCGTGAGGATGCCGCGCGCCTGAGGCAAAGGCAGCGTGAGGACGACGTGAAGTCTCAGATGGCGACCCTAAGCGGTCGCCGTTTTGTTTGGGATCTCCTGAGCCGCACCCGATACGAAGGCCGCTCGACCCTCTTCGATACCCACGGTGGACGCCAGAGCTATCTGCTCGGCGCCTACGAGGTAGGCCGAAACCTTTCCGAAGAAATCCGAACCCTCTGTCCTGAGCAGTACCTGCTCATGGTCAGGGAGAACAGCAAACAACCCGACGAGGTTAACCAATGACCGAAGCAGTCGATACCGCCACCACTACCGCAAGCGGGACCGAGAGTGCGACGTCAGAGGCCCAAGCAAGCCAGCAGCAAGCTGCCGAGCAGGGCCAACAGCAGCAAGCCCAAGCGCAACAACAGGAGCAGAAGCCCGCAGTACCCGACGCGTACAAGTTCGAATCCCTTCCTGAGGGCTACGACTTCAGCGCCGAGGCTCAGGCCGAATGGTCCGGCGTGTTCAAGGAGTTGGGTCTGACCCAGGAGCAGGCAAGCAAGCTGGTCGAGATGGACGCCAAGCGGCAGGCAGCGGGTACCCAGGCATCTGAGCAGGCCGCAATCGAGTTCCGCAACCGGCAGGTCTCCAAGTGGGAATCCGAGCTGAAACAAGACGCGGCATTCGGGGGCGCCAATTTCGAGGCCAACGTTGGCATCGCACAGAAAGCTCTGGCCGATTACGGCACCCCTGAGTTGACCGCGATGCTGAAGGAATCCGGGCTTGGATCCCACCCGGAAGTCGTCCGCTTCTTCCACCGAGTCGGCCAGGAATTGGCCGAGGGCAAGCTGCATCGCACCACCACCGAAGTCCCAACCGAACGCTCGCTGGCCGAGCGGATGTACCCCAACTATCCCGCTTAAGGAGTCCCCATCATGGCGACTATTGGCAATACCGTCCCGACGCTGCTTGACGTAGCAAAACGACTGAACCCGGATGGCGGCGGCATCATGCCGATTGCTGAGCTGCTGTCCCAAGAAAACGAGATGCTGCTGGACATGCCCTGGTACGAGGGCAACCTGCCCACCGGCTCGCGCATCACTACCCGCACCGGCCTGCCGGATGTGATCTACCGCAAGCTGAACAGCGGTGTTCCGCCGAGCAAATCGACCACCGCGCAAGTGGATGAGGCATGCGGCATCCTCGAAGCTCGCGGCCAGGTTGACGTGGACCTGGCGATGCTGAATGGCAATACCGCAGGTTTCCGCCTGTCTGAGTCGCGCGCATTCATGGAGGCAATGAACCAGGCCATGCAGCGTGGCGTGATGTACGGCAACACCGACGTCACCCCCGAGTCGTTCACTGGTATCGCGCCGCGCTTCAACACCGTCAGCACCGCAACTGCCGCAACCGCTGCAAACGTCATCGACGCCGGCGGCACCGGCTCTACCAACACCTCGATCTGGCTGATTGGCTGGGGCGAGAACACCGTCCACGGCATCTATCCGAAGGGTTCGCAAGCCGGCCTGGTCCACAAGGATCTTGGTGAAGGCGACGCTTTCGATGCCAGCGGTAACCGCTTCCGCGCCCTGATGGACCAATACCAGTGGAAGGCCGGCATTGCGGTCAAGGATTGGCGTTACATCGTTCGCATCGCGAACATCGATGTCACCACCCTGACCAAGAACGCCGCCTCCGGCGCTGACATCATCGACCTGATGACCCAGGCACTGGAACTCATCCAAGGGCTGACCGGCGTCACTCCTGTGTTCTACGTGTCCCGGCGCATCCGTTCGTTCCTGCGTCGCCAGACCGTCAACAAGGTTGCTGCAAGCACCCTGACCTACGAGAACGTGGCCGGCAAGCCTGCGCTCATGTTCGGCGAAGTCCCGGTTCGCCGCGTCGACGCCATCCTCAACACCGAAGCCCGCGTGGTTTAAGGAGACGATCATGTACGTCGATAAGCAAGCCGAATTCTCGGACAGCCAGGCGGTAACGGCTACCGCCATCTCCACCAACGTCTACGACCTGTACCCGCGTGGTAATGCGGTCAACACCAACGTCACTCGCGACATCGGTGTGGGCGAGGACGTCTACCTGGTCGTCCAGTGCGACACCACTGCAACCGCAGCCGGCGCCGCAACTGTGACTGTCAGCCTGGAATCGTCCTCGACCGCAGACCTGGCAACCTCTCCGACCGTGCACTTCGTATCGGCAACCCTGGCTCTTGCCAACCTTGTTGGTGGCACCACTCTGCTCGCAATCAAGCTGCCGGCTGGCCAGTACAACCGGTACGTTGGTGTGCGCTACACCGTCGCAACCGGCCCTCTGACTGCCGGTGCGTTCTCTGCGTTCCTGGCCAAAGACATCCAGGCGTTCCGCGCCTACGTCAAAGGCTACAACTTCTGAGGACTGACTGATGGCTAAGAAAGAAGAAGCCAAGAGCGGTACCGCTAAGTGGTGTGAAGTGCTCGAAGTGAGCTACATCGCTGATCGCATCTGCCAGCCCGGCGAAAAGGTTCTGTACGACCCGGGCGAGGATGGCGTAATCGGGCCGAATCTTCGCGAAATCAAAGAAGACGAAGCCAAGTAACACCTCAGGGCCCTTCGGGGCCCTTTTCTATTTCCGAGGGACGCCATGAGTTCGATAGTAGACATCGCCAACATGGCGCTTTCGCACATCGGTAACAGCGAGCGTATCAACGCCCTGGATGAGGCGAGTGCGCAGGCCGAGCAATGCAGCCTGTTCTTCGAGCCGTGCGTTGACGAGGTATTGCGCGCCATTCCGTGGGGGTTCGCCACCGCATTCGTGGACCTGGCAGAAGTGGCGATCAACCCCGACCCTGAGTATCCCTACTGCTATGCGATGCCCGTTGACTGCCTGTTGGCTCGTCGCATTGTCAATTCGGTGTGGCCTGTCGGCTACTACCCATTCCCCTGCGACTACCAGTTGCCGCAAATCCCGCCGATCCAGTTCCGTGTGATCAACGGATCCAGCGGTAGATTGATCTCGACGACTGTCTCCCCCGCGAAGCTTGAGTACACCACCAAGCTCTCTACACCCGAGATCTTCGATCCGATCTTCGTGTCTGCGCTGTCGTGGAAGCTTGCGGCAAAGATCGCTCCTGCGCTGAGTCGTGACTCGAACATCGCTGAAAAATGCGAACAGCAGTATCAGTACGAAATCCGAAATGCTGGGGCAGCCAGCTTCAACGAAGCTCAGCGTGGCCCGCAGCCTGAATCTTCCTTCATCTCGGTGCGCTCATGACCCTGCTCGTTCAGCCGTCTTTCAGCGCGGGCGAGATGGCGCCTGCGACCTATGGCCGTGTTGACCTGGCGCGCTACTACACTGGTCTGCGCACCTGTCGAAACTTCCAGGTGCTACCAGAGGGTGGCGTACAGAACCGCTCTGGCACGAAGTTCATCGCCGAGGTGAAAGCCAGCGCGAATTTCACTCGCCTTATCCCCTTCCAGTACTCGACCGAACAGACCTACATCTTGGAGTTCGGCAACCTGTATATCCGCTTCGTGAGCAATGGCGGGCAGGTTGTCAGTGGATCGGTGCCCTACGAGATCGCTAGTCCGTACACAACTGCCGATCTGCGCGATCTGAAGTTCACTCAGTCTGCCGACGTTCTGACCATCGTTCACCCGAACTACGCGCCCCGCGAACTGAAGCGCCTTGCCCCAACCAACTGGACGCTGACCACTATCGCGTTCCAGCCGGGTATTGCTGAGCCAACTGGACTATCTGGATCGCCGCGCTCTGGTGGGTCTGGCGACACAACGAACTATCGATATCGGGTTACGGCAGTCAGCTCGAAGGACACAGGGTCTATCGAGTCCTGGGCGAGCAATACCGTCACTGTGGCGAGCTTTGACGATAAGCCAGGCGCCACCCTGTCCTGGACAGCCGTAACAGGTGCGGACCACTACAACATCTACAAGGACAAGTCATCGGGGGTTTTCGGCTACATCGGCCAGGCAGACACCACCTCGTTCAGCGACATAAACATCGCGCCTGACAACGACAAGACTGTGCCGATTGGATACAACCCATTCACTGGTGGCAACAACCCATCGGTCGTAGGCTACTTCCAGCAGCGGCTAGTCTTCGCAGCCAGCAAGGACCAGCCTCAAACCATCTGGATGAGCAGGGTCGGGGACTTCCATAACTTCGGATACTCGGCCCCCTACAAGGACGATGACGGCATCGAGTTCACGATTGCCAGCCGCGAGGTCAACCAGATTCGCCACCTCGTATCGCTGCGCGATCTTCTGGTGCTGACCTCTGGCGCAGAGTGGTCGGTCAGTTCGTCGAAAGAAACCGGCATCACTCCTGAGTCGATCTCTGTCAGCGCCCAGAGCTATTTCGGGTCGAGCGGTGTTATCCCGGCGGTCTATGCCAATACTGCGCTGTACATCCAGGCCCGGGGCGGCAAGCTGTCCACGCTCGCCTACAACGACATCGATGCAGGCTTCAGGCCCAGCGATGTGAGCGTGCTTTCGTCGCACCTACTGCGCGGGTACACCATCGAGGACCAAGCTTTCACGCTGACGCCCAATGGCGTTCTGTGGATGGTCCGTAACGATGGTGTGTTGCTCGGATTCACGTTCATGCCAGAGCAACAGGTATTTGCCTGGCATCGCCACGACACTGACGGCGAGGTTGAGTCTGTAGCGACTGTTCCAGAGGGCGATGAAGATATCCTCTACATGATCGTCAAGCGCACGATCAATGGGGCTACCAAGCGTTACATCGAGCGCATGCAGTCACGCCAGTTGAACAAATTCGAAAGCGGCGATTACGTCTATGATCGTTCGTTCTTCGTCGACTGCGGCCTGACCTACGACGGGCGTGGCACCATGAGCGCTACGTTAACTGGTGGGACTGACTGGAAATACCCAAACCCTCTGACCCTTGAGGCGCTATCGGCTCCGTTCAACCCTGAGCATGTCGGGCGCTATCTGATCCTCTATGGCGGTGGAGACGAGAACAATATCGGCGATGTGCTGACCGTCAAGATTCTCTCCTATGACTCCCCTGGCGTCGTTTCCGTGGAACCTCAGACTATCGTCCCTGAGTCATTGCGCGGGATATCGGCAACGCGCTGGGGCTTCGCCGCAACCACCATCAGTGGGCTTGGCCATCTTGAGGGCAAGACGGTTTCGATTCTCGCAGACGGAAACGTCGCGCCTCAGGCGGTTGTCTCTGGGGGTTCAATCACGCTGGATGGTCCTTCACTTGTTGTGCATGTCGGCCTCCCGATCACTGCGGAGATAGAGACGCTAGATATCACCATGCAGAACCAGCAGGCTTTCCTCGGCAACAAGAAGCGCATCAACCAACTTGTCGTGCTGCTCGAGCAAAGTCGCGGCTTTTGGGCGGGCGCTCGGAGTGATCGTTTGAGGGCCGCAAGCGGCTGGGAATACAAGCAGCGTGCGACAGAGAACTACGGCGAGCCTATCGAACTGAAGACAGGCAAGGCGGAGATCAGTATCAGCACAGACTGGACGGACGATGGCCGCATCTTCATCCGCCAAAGCGACCCGCTGCCCATTACGATCTTGGGAGTTCTTCCGAATGTCCAGGCCGGGGGCTGAGCTTAGGGCTGTCGACGAGCAGATTATTGCTCACGTTGTGGCCAATGTCCGCGAGGCGGATCGACTTGAGTTCGAGGCTATTCGTGGCGCCGATGTAGAGCAGGAATTGCGCTACGCCCTGGAACAGAGCGAAGAGGCATTTGTTCTGGTTAGCCGCGGAGAACCTGTCGTGATCTTCGGATGCATTCGGTACGACGACCGAATAGGCGTCCCTTGGATGATCAGCACGCATGCCGTTACCAGGCATCGCGCAGCTTTCCTCCAGGAGTGCAGAGATCAGATTGAGCGTATGCGTAAACGCTACGCGGCACTCATCAACTACACCGACGCTCGTTATGAACAGGCCCTGCGCTGGATGCAGTGGCTTGGCTTCGACATGCTCGATGCTGTCGAGTACGGCGTAAACGGTGAACTTTTCCACCCATTCACTATGCGAGGCGAACTATGGGCGCAGCATTAGCGGCAGGCGCTGCCGGAGCTGGCGGGCTGCTGAATGCCTATTCGCAGATTCAGCAGGGCAAGGATGCCGTACGCACCGCGAACCGACAGCAGGCCTATCTAAATCGCCAGGCACGTCAGGTGCTGGATCAAGGCGAATTCGAAGACGCTCAGTTGTACGAACAGGGGCGGCAGATCGTGGGCTCCCAGCGTGCTGGGTTCGCGGCTAACGGTGTAGACGTAAACAGCGGAAGCGCGTCCCGTGTCCAAGAGTCGACGATGAACCAGGTCGCCATGGATGCGGAGCAGGTCAGGCGGAACGCATTCAACCAAGCGTTTGGCATAGTCACGCAGGGTAACGAAGGAGTCCGTCAGGCAAGCGCCGACTATCGCACTCGTCGCCTGAATGCCTTCAGTTCTCTTCTCACTGGCGGCTCGCAAGCCTACGGCAACTACAGGGCGCTTTCCTGATGGCAGCACAGATCCCGCAATATCGACGCAGGGTAGGTCCTGACGTCGCACAGGCGCCCCGCGCGCTTGGCCAGAGCGTTGATGCGTCAGGCCTGGCCCAAGGTTTGTCGAGCGTATCCAACGCGATAACTCAGATATCGCTGAAGGAGAAACAAGAGGCCGATCAGACTGCGCTCATCGATTTCAGCACGAAGGTTGATCAGCTCCGAAATGATCTGATGTACAACCCAGAAACTGGAGCGATGACAAAAAAGGGCGGCGCTGCCCTGAATGTAACCGGGAAGACCGTCGGCGCGTTTGATGAGCGAACCGCTCAGCTTATCGACGGCCTGGCAAATGAGGATCAGCGGCGCCAGGCAAAGCAGTATGTTGCAAAGTCGAGGACTGATTTTGAGGGGACTCTTGGTCGGTACGAGTTCAAACAGCAGCAGGCTTATAAGGACCAGGTCGATCTGGCCGCAATCGCCACGGCGCAGAACACTGCGGCACTGAACTACAACGACCCTAAAGCCGTAGAAGAAAGCCGAAGCCGAATCGATGGGATACTTCAGCTTCAGGCTCAACGCAATGGCTGGGGCCCAGAGGTCTTGGAGGCTAGACGGCAGAAGGTCGGCAGCGAAATGTACGCCGACGTTCTTCAGCGCCAAGCTGCCGAGGATCCATATCGAGCACAGAAAACTCTGAAAGAGGTCCAGGGCTCTCTTACTGCTGATGATCTGGTTCGTGTTGGCGGCATGATTGAAAGCAAGATAGACCGGCTTCAACAAAAGGCCGAGATGGCCGCTCTTCGCCGAGAGAACGCAGCTCAGCAGACGCTTAACAAGATCAATGCTCAGATAGCTAGCGGCGTACCTGCTAGCGATGAAATGTGGAAGGAGTGGAGTCGGTCAGTGCAGGGTACTTCTGCACAGAAAGATTTTCAGGAGTTGGTCTCTCAGGAGGTTGAAACTCAAAAGGTTCTCAACGGGATGCCTATTGATCAGCAGGCCATGTATGTGAACCAGAAAGCTGCTGAACTCCAAAAGAACGGGGGCACACTTGCAGAGGCCAACAATCTGGCCCGCCTTGGCCGCGCTATAGCTGCAAGCAACAAGATGCTTGGCGAGGCGCCTCTCGAATATTTCCAGACTCGCCTTGGCGGTGAAGTCCAACCAATAGACCTTAGTTCTGATGATCTGCCTGACGTGCTATCGCAGCGCATCACCGCTATTCGTAGCTTGCAAGACAAGTTCGGGCAAACGGTTTCAATGAAGCCACTACTGCCGCAGGAAGCAAAACAGCTTAGCGCACAGGTCGAAGGTATGAGCCCACAACAGCAAAGTGAGCTTTTTGGCAAGCTACATACTGCTATGGGTGATGATCGGGCCTATGCCGGGGCAATGCAGCAGATCGCTCCTGACTCTCCAATCAGGGCTCTTACCGGTATGCTAGCAGGGAAACAAAGAAGCCTTGTGACGGAGACAAAATGGTTCAGGCCTGATGTTGAAGTTACCAGCGGCGACGTAGCGCGCACAATGGCGACTGGAGAGAGCATCCTGAACAAGACGAGAGCGCAGAAGCAGGCAGATGGCGCATCGACAAAGTACCCGATTCCTCCAGAGAAGGAATTTGTGGTTGAGCTTGATAAACAACTAGGAGGGGTATTTGCAGGTCAGCCGCAATCTTATGGCCTTGCTCTCCAGGCTGTTAAAGCTTATTACACCGGAGCCGCTGCCGAGCAGGGAATTGCTAGCGCTGATGTTGACAGCGATCTTATGAAGAAAGCCATAAAGGCCTCTATTGGCAGCGTCGTCGACTTTAACGGACAAAAGACGATAGCTCCTTGGGGTATGAGTGGTTCGGACTTTGAGCCTGCCGCTAGGGCAAGCATCGAGCAGTTGCTGGATGAACAAGGCGCATCCGATCTTGATAAAGCGATGATCGATAATTACACGCTTCGCCAGGCTCGTGACGGAGTCTACTACGTCATGCAGGGACAGCAGTTCAAATATGGCACGGACGGCAAGCCATTGATTATCAAGGTTGGTGGCCAATGAGCTTCATCGGTGACTTGGCGTTTGAGGATCAACGCGCGCTAGAAGATGAGGCGCTAGCCAATCCCGCAGTAAATGACACATCTCCAGATTTTTGGGATGGGTCGCTTGATTCTATTGGCACGGGCTTCATCCGTGGAGCGTTTGAGGCTGCATCGTCGGTAGAAGCAGGTTTTAACAATCTCTGGATCAGTGGGCTGGATGCCGCTGCATCTGCATTCTTGCCTGAGCCTCGCGGTGGCGGCACGCCTAGCGTAACTGATGCGGAAACAATGTTGCGCGACGAGCAGGCCAGGGCGAATGCTGAATACATCACAAGCCTTCGACCAGATCCTGAAACTACCGGCATGGCAGCCCAGATTACTGGCGAACTGGCAGCCGTAATCCCTCGCACCATCGCAGGTTTTGCTGCCGGGGGGCTAGTTGGAGGAGCAATTGCCGCAGGCGCTCCGGCTGGATATGCAGGCGCTATTGAGGCTGAAGCGCAGGGAATTGACCCTGAGACGGCTAGAATTAAAGGTGCTATCGCCGCTGCCACATATGGGATTGGTGCACTGATGCCGGCAGCTAGGTTCGTCGGCGCTGCTGTTCCTGACTTTGCTGTAACGGTTGGGGCAAACGTCGGCCTCGGTGTTGCATATCGCGGCGGGACTGCTGCGCTACTGGAAGCTAATGGTTACACCCAGCAGGCCCAGCAGTATAAGGCCCTTGACGCCACTAGCATGGCGGTTGACGCTGTTCTTGGAGCGGCATTCTGGGGTGTAGGGAGGATCGGCGCTCGCGCTCCTCAGCAAGATATAGACGCAGCACTGGCAGCAAACAACAGCGGCCATGCGCAAGATGGATCGGCCCCAGGGGCTCCGGTTGACCCTGCCTCATCAGTTGCGCATCAAAGCGCTCTGGACTTGGCAATCAGGCAATTATCCCGAAATGAGCCCGTAGACCTTTCGCCTATTGCGCCTTTGGTGGATAGAGCCGAGTTCCTTCGCGGTAATCGTGTTGGGCCAGATGACGCGGCTATCCGCTCAGCTGCGGAGCAGGAAGTTATCCCGCTGATTCGCCAGGAACTTGAGGCGGAAGCTGGCGGACGCTCAGGCGTCATTAACGACTTAAAGGTGGAGCGCGCATATCTCAGCTCGGAACTGTCGCGCATCGCAGACACATTCAAAAGCCGCGCTAAGGACTTCCAAGGCCAGCGAATGTCGCGCAAGCAGGCAGAGTCTGCCGCTCGCCGCGCGATAGCCAGTGAGCGCGCTTCGCTTCAAACCAGAATTACCGAGATAGATCGAGTTTTTTCCGAGAACCGCGCAGCAGAGCGTGCAGCCGGGGAAATAAACCAGATTGACCGAGGTGAAATTCCGGCGCGGTTCATGGACCGTATTGCTTCACGTGAGGCAGAAATTAAGGATGGTTATCGCAAGACCGCTCTTGTAAGCAGTGTCAGCCCTGATCGAGGCGCTGCACTTATGCGCCTTGCCAGCGAAGAGATTCGGAAAATCCTTCCAGAGCAATTCCCCGACCAGGCTACTCCTGATGCGGCCATAGTGCGCACCCCTGAGCGTGATGCTGCATCCACTGTTGATGACGCGCTAGCGAACCCAGGCCGAGGCATCTCTCGCGCCACGCCTCGCCCCGATGAGGCGGCCGGTTCTGGCGGCCCTGAAAGTCAAACAAGGCCGAAGCCTTCCGGGCGAGCCGATGAAAGCGAACTGGATCCAGTGGTTTCGGATTTGGTCCAGTCAATTATGGCAGGAGAGCGCGAAATAATGCTGCCCACTGGAGCGGTTGATGCGGACGGGAATATGGTCACTGTCTCGGCCCGCGAGCTACTTGAGCAGGCGGACGCTCAGGTGGCGCGCGCCGAGAATGACTCCAAGGGAATTATTGCTGCTGCGCTTTGTGCGCTGAGGTTTGGAAACTGATGAGACGGCAATGTATTCAGGCTGTGCAGCAGGCGATTGGGCGCCCGCTCAACCAGACAGAAATCAGGGATATCGAAGCGCGCATATCTCGCAACATGAGGGAACTTGCTCGTATCGACCCGAACTGGCAGACGCTTACTCGTAATGACCGGATTACAGCCGCTGGCCAGCGCGCCGCGGATGAACTAACCGCCGAGGCTGCAAAGGCGCGTCAGCGCACAGCGCTCACCATCCTTGCCCATGATCGCGTGCAAAACTTTCTGGAGGGGTATGACGGCAACCGTCTTGAGGCCTTGGATAGAATCCTAGCATTCTCTTCTGATTACCCAGGAATCCAGTCAATCGAATCTGCATCTCGCGCAATCCGAGACGAGGCAATGGGTCGCTTGCTAGATGTTATCGACCAGACGCGCGGTCGATTTCTTGGTCTTATCGCGAACCGCGAAGGCACCACTGCGCTGGTGCGCGAACTTCATGGAGAAGATTCCGGGGTTCCGGCAGCGCGTGAGGCGGCGCGCCAATACCATGAGGTTGCCGAGAGCCTTCGCCAGCGCTTCAATCGGGCGGGCGGTGATATTGGTCGGCTAGACGACTGGGCTTTGCCCCGTGGGCATTCTCAATACCGTATCGCTCGCGATCTTGGCGGCTGGGTTGACCGGCACATGGGGTGGGTTGATCGCAGCCGCTACCTGAACGAAGACGGAACCCGCATGACGGATGACCAGCTTCGTGATTTCCTGACTCATGCTGGGACAACGCTAGCGACTGGTGGAGTGAACAAAATCGAGCCAGGAAGGGTCGGCGGAAGTGGGATGCGTGCGAATAGAGGCAGCGAGTCTCGCCAGATCCACTACCGTGACGCAGATGCATACATGGCTGCGCAGGAAGCGTATGGCGACAAGAATATTATGGACCTGATGTTTGGCCATATCGACCAGATTTCTCGCGACATCGCGCTTGTGGAAACCTTAGGACCTAACCCAAACCACGCGTTCAAATATTTCTCAGAATCTGCATTCCAGCATGAGTCTGTGTCATCGCCGAGAGATATAAGTCGGCGCCTTAACAAGCAGCGTAAGCGGCTAGATTACCTTTACACCGAGGTTGCTGGTACGCGCGAGCCGCCCGTCTCTGCACGCATTGCAAACTGGTTCGATACATATCGCGGGGTTAACGTAGCATCCAGGCTGGGTAGCGCGGTAATTACGGGGTTTTCCGACCAGGGCACAATCGCACTTACTGCAAAGATGAATGGCATGCCAGTAATGAGGGTATTCTCCAATGAGGCGAAGATGCTCAACCCGCTGAATGACCAGCATCGCCGCATTGCCAGTCGCGCTGGTTTGGGTATCGACCAGCTCATGGGTAGCATGGCGCGCTGGGGGGCTGACGGTCTTGGTCATGACGCTGAAGTGGCAGGTCGAGCATCGGGTTACTCGCAGACGGCGGCAACAACGCTTCTCCGCGCGTCAGGCATGAATGCTATTGATGCAGCCAACCGGCGTGCTTTTGGCGCAACCATGATGGATGCTGTCGGGTACCTAACGCGCAACCACGAATCCATGTCCTCTCTTGAAGCAGGGGATCGGGCAAGGCTGCGCAAGATGGGTGTGACGGATACAGACTTCTCTGTATGGCGCTTGGCCGAAACTGAAGATTGGCGCGGCATTGGAGACACCATCCTAACTGCGGGTAGCATCTACAGGATCACAGACGAGGCTCTTTCAGAGATTTCCGCGCGGACACGTACCAGCCCGCAGCGGTTGAGAGACCAGGCAGCCACCAAACTGCTCGGCTCTGTCCTTGATGAAACAAACATGGCCATCCCTGCGCCAGGGGCCAGGGAGAGAGCATTCATGCATGGGGGCAAGACTCGCGGAGAATGGGGCGGCGAGCTAGTTCGTTCGTTCTGGCAGTTCAAGTCGTTCTCTGTCTCAATGATCATGAAGCACTGGAAGAGAGCTTTCGCTCAGCAAGCCGGCTGGGGAAAGGCCGGCTATATGGCGGCGATCTTCGCAAGCACAACAGTGCTTGGAGCTATTTCCCTTCAGTTTAACGAGATAGCCAGCGGTCGTGACCCAAAAAACATGCTAGACGCCGATGATACGACTGGTGTTCCAGGTCTTCGATTTGCTTTGGCTGCAATGCTTAAAGGGGGCGCCCTGTCTATCTATGGCGACTTTCTATTCTCAGATACGACCAGCTATGGAACCTCTCCGCTTGCAGCAATCGGAGGCCCAGTAGCCGGGGACATTGAGGCGCTATTCAAAATCAGAGGGACGGCACAGGACCTAAAAGGCGACCAGCTTGGAGGGAACCTTGTGAAATTCGCAAAGAGCCACATCCCTGGAGCAAACCTCTGGTACACCAAAGCTGCCACTGATCACATGATCTTCCACCAGTTGCAGGAGTACTTCTCGCCTGGGTACCTGAACCGCATGCAGCGCCGCGCACAGCGAGAGTTCGGCCAAAGCTATTGGTGGGAACCTGGAGAAGCAGCCCCAGCAAGGGCGCCAGACCTTGGCGCTGCCGCCAGCAACTGACAACCCCACCAACCCCACAGAGAGCCCCGCCTATTGCGGGGCTTTCGCATTTCTGGAGCACTGAAAATTGACCGTCGAAACCACTGACAGCATTGTTGAGTACACGGGTAACGGGGTTACTACGGCATTCCCTGTGCCTTTTGAATTTCCGACTAATGAAGATCTCGTTGTTACGCAGGTCTACAACGATGTGTCGACGGTCCTTGTACTTGGAACGGACTATCTCGTTGTTGGGGCTGGCGCTCAAGCAGGGGGTGCAGTGATTACCACTGTGGCCCCTCCGCTTAGCTCAGTGATAAATATCTCAAGGGAGCTAGAGGCGCTTCAAAAAACTGACCTGAGAAACCAGGGCAGGTATTTTGCTGAAACACATGAAAGCGTGTTTGACTACCTGACGATGCTGATTCAGCAGGGGTTCTCTGGCCTGTCCCGGGCGCTTCGTCGGCCTCTCGGCAAAGACTACTTCGATGCGGAAGGGCGGAGGATTGCCAATGTTGCAAATCCTTCCGAGAACCAAGATGCAGTAAATAAGCAATGGACCGAGCAATACGTTGGAAGTGTCGTAGGAGGGATTCAGGGGCCGATCAATAACGCCGCAAACATCCTCTATCTTTACCCGGATGGTACTCCCCACGTTGTGCAAGACCTTTCCAAATCAGACGGGGCGAGCGGTATTGGTTGGAAGCAGCGCACCGTAGCCGACCGCCTGAACGACACTGCGAACGTAAAGGACTACGGAGCAATCGCAGACGGGGCTTATCACCCGTTATCAGAGCGGTTCGCTACGCTCGCCGAGGCACAGGCGGTTTATCCGCACGCAACTGCGCTTACCGACAGTATCGATTGGGCGGCTTATCAAGCGGCGATCAACTCCGGCGCCCCGCACGTGCATGCGCCAGGCGGCCACTACGTCATGAATCGCGGAACTCTCGCTGAGCGGGATATTCGGTATACCGGCGATGGATATGCTACCCGCGTGGATTTCAGCATGGCCGATGGTCCCGGTAGTTGCATGCTGACGCAGGGCGAGTTGGTGCAAATCGGCGATCTGTCCGTGAGCGTGGTTAAAGGCGCTCGCACGCTGACATTTGCCGCTGCACCAGACCTGGCTCCGGGCGACGTGGTTATCGTGTACAACCCCACCAACGGCTCTTGGCTGGCTGATCGCGATCCGTATCGCGCTGGCGAGATGTGGAAGGTCCATTCGGTTAGCGGCAACACCGTTACGATCTATGGCAACAGTTCGTCGGTGTACCTGTTCACCGAGGTTGACGTATACCGCCTGCGCGGCGTGCGTGTCTCTGTTGATCAGATGCATTTCTCGCCGTCTGACACATATTCCATTGCGCCGTTCAAGGTTGTGTTCGGCGATGGCGTTAGAGTTTCGAACTACTACGCCAGCGATGTCTCGCTTTACACGGGGCTAGAGGTAGAGCGTTGTTTTGACGTGTCGATCAATGCATCCTCAACTCCAAACATGTCTCCGGCCGTCAACGATGAATATGGCATGACTATCTCGAACTGCCATAACTTCTCAGTTTACGGTGGTTACGCGGCAGCAACCAGGCATGCCGTGGCGCTGGGCGGAATGGATGACGTATGCTGTGTGCCCAATCGTAACGGCCTGATATACGGCATGCACATTGAAGGTGTTGATATCGCGTCGGATATTGGTGCAGGTGATATGCACGGCAATGCCGACAAAATCACGTACGACAACTGTGAGTTTCGGAACGGTGTAATTCTTCAAGGGCGCGATGCCACCGTCCGTAACAGTACGATCTACGGAGTATCAAGTACGTCCGGAGAAGCGCTCTACGGAACCGAAGTTTATGGCGGAACGTACACAATCGAGAACAATCGTTTTATCAGTTATGGAAATGGAGCTTCTTTCGGCATCATCCATATTTCACCGGGGACAAGCCAACGCGAAGCGCTGCTAATAATCGCGAGAAACAATACGTTCGAATTGCCTAACGCGACAGGGTCGACCAAAGTGTTGTTCCTTCGTGGGCGCAATAGTCCGCTACCTTGCAGCGTGAACATCGATGGCATGCATGTCCACATGGCGCCTGTTGCGATGCAGTGCTTCCTTTTCGCAGATGACCAAGTTGCGGCCACTCTGAACAGTAACTATCTCATCGTGGATGGAGTATACGGGCCAAGCGGCACCTATTTGCTGTACCCAACCGCAAAGAACGCAGGTATAGCAACCCGACAGATGCGCCAAGCTGGCGCAGTGAACGTGACCACCACGGCATCCGCTACGGTCGCAGCTCCAGCTCAGACCATTCGCTACCCGTATTCCAAAATGCCCAATGTTAGCGTTCAGGTTTCAAGCCAGTCGGGCGCTGATCAGAGCGCTATCGGATCGATCACGCCTGTGCCGATTGCGTACAATGTTCAGCCCGGCAGCATTCGTCCAGCCATCATGGCCCCTAGTGGATCGTTCGCGGCCGGAGGCTCCGCTCGTCTTCACTGGTCTGCTAGCCTAGATGATATTTGATATTTAGGTCTGGGCGCTTTTCTGGCCCAGGCCTATTTTAAATGTCCTGATAGTATGTCGCTATAAAAAGCACAAGGATGAATGCTGCTATTGATATCACTTTTATTGTTTGGCCGGCAATTGTGCGAAGCATTTAATTATCCTCGATTTTAAGATTGGATGATGAGTAAAGACCAAGTGCGGCTGGCAGTAAAAGATATGTAAAGTATTTTCCGACAAGCAGAAGCACTATAGTCACTGCGAGAATTGAGAATGCTGATATTTCTCTATTAGTCTGCGCGCTTCCGAGTGCTATATTTATTCCTAGTTTTACGGCGGGGCCTATTGAAATGATAAGTATAAACAAGAAGCCGAATAGTCCTAGGTCATTCCATGCTGAAAGGATGTTGTGTATGTACTCGCCTTTTTCATATTTTCCATAGTTCCCTAGTATTGGACTTTCCATTATCTTGTTTAGTCCTTCGGATGCTATCCGGCTCCGCTCATTGCTTGAATTGTCATGCTGAAGATCAAGCAGATTTGCTACTCTACTATCTGGAATCTCCACTATTCCAGAGCTAATTGTCGCCACTGATCCTGCTGCAACTATGATAAGGGCAAATATAGGAAGCCCCTTGTTTTTTGACGACAAAAACTCGTAGGTTGCCGCAAATAGCGCGTATGCAACGAATTCGCTTCTCGCGCCATTTATGTAAAGGCAAGCTATTGCTACAGCATGCGCAATGCATCTGGTAGGCAGTGATCGCACTCCCGTAACAAGAACAACCGAAAGCAGCAAGTAACAGAGGGCGAAGGTTTGATATCCCGGTATCTTATCTACGTCGCTGGGGAGTTCTCTAAGCGAGAATCTTCCGTCTACAGTAAATATAAGAATGCATGCGGATGAAGCAATCCACGCAGTTTTAAGAGCTAGCCCTGGTAGTCGGTCAACTCTGAAAGCACCCTTGCATATAAGAAAAACGGCTGCGCATTGTGCGATTGAAACCATGTGCCATGTGAAGATATAGCTTTCTTCTTCTTTGTTGAAAATTACAACGCAGAGGAAGAATAGAAGGAATCCAAAATACGTCAGATCAATTACAGCTATTCGACCTGTTCTGAGCGTTGTCCACAGATATAGCGGAGCAAGTATGGCGAGCGCGGCTGCGGATGTTTTACCAAAGTACCCAGTAATAAGCGCCGGGATCAGGCCATTTGTCGTCGCTACGTAATAAAGAATCGTTCCTGGGAATAGAAGAAGGAAAAGGATGTACGGGACGGTTGAAAACGGAAGCTTGGTCCTATTCATGCGTATTGCCTTTCTCCATTCCTAAAAACGTGGCGCGTCATGGTACGCGCTTCAATCATGCTAGTCATTGGATAGTGAATCGCCATGCCCATCACCGAGCAGCAACTGCTGCCGCAGGATGAGTGGCGTGCCATAGGGAAGGGTGTTGCGGCCTATGAAGCCGAGCGCTGAGGCGCTGGGGGAATTCTGGGGGAATCAATCCCCCAAACAGCCATTCATGAGCATGAGGCACTATGCTCGAATGGTGCGTGATTTCTGGCTCTACTGGTTGTGGGAGGTGCAGAGTCGGGGGTCGAAAACGGATTCGAAATCCGTTGAGTCAGCAATGGCTCCTAGGGTTCAAATCCCTATCTCTCCGCCATTACATATGAGCAAAGCCCCTGGAATGCCTGGCGTTCCGGGGGCTTTGTCTTTTCTGGCGAGCGTTCGGGCATCCCCTCTGCCGGGCGGGCGAAAAAGCCGTGCCATGGTTTTCGGGTGCCGGCCAGGTCGTGCAGCTTTCCTAGGAATGCTGCGGGCCCTTCCTTCTTCTCTGGGTGGTCGTCCCGCTCTGCCTGGGTTTCGTGGGTGCGCTGAGCGCGCAT